AAGATCTCTGGTTGCAACCTCAGCATCCGTGGGATCTTGAATTTCTTCAGTGATACTCTCTTCCGAAACAACCATTGGGTCATATCCAATCAATTCTCTCATTTCGTCTTGGGTTAGTACTTTTTCCAAAATGCTTTCGTTGAATCTAAATGCTACTGGTGATGAATCTCTAAATTCAAGTTCTGTTCCGAATAGTTTATAGAAGATTTCGCTGAACATTAATTGGACTGGCTTAATGGTAGTGTTTAGGAATAGTTCGTATGCGTCCATTAGCTCTGCGCGTCCTCCGAGTTGACCAGCGGTCTTAACCCCGAAAAGCATTGGGGAAACTACCTGTTGGGAGGTTAAGATCATATCTCTGGTCATTTCAGCAAGTGCTAAATACCTTTCGTCGTTATCGTTGTTGGAGATAGGTTCTAACTTAACAGACTCCGAACCGTCAGGAGCAAATACTAAGAATATTTCACCAGCTCCACGAGATCCACCGTATTGTCTTTTAATCTCTTTCCAGATGTAGTCCCTTTCTTCCTGTGATTCAGGTACTGGGCCCGACAAAATAACGGACATAGAAGGACTGAAAGAGTTTTGTGCATTGTTAACATGAAAGTTCTGTAGCGTGTAATCCAGCACGATCCAACCAACTCCCGAAATGTACTCGGGTTTAGGATAAATGTTGGTGCCTTGTGCATATCCTCTCCAAACAAACAACTGAGATCCAACTGGTTTTTCTGGGTTGTAAGCTGGGAAGCTAATTGCTTTGTTGTAGGCTTTTCTTGTATCTCCCCAATCGTTAGAGTACCAATACTCTTCTACTTTACCGAATGCATTGGGTCTACCGTATCTAATCTTGGTAACATCTACGTGTTCTGCGTGTGCTATAGATTGTCCGTCCCTGGACCACACCACGTTAATGGCAAAGGTATTCATAAGGAAATAATCGCTAAGCATCTTAACGAGTTCATAGTCTAAGTTGCCTTTGAACATTGGGTAAGATTCTGGATTCTGTACTCCCTCTCCCATAGTGTAGGAAACCTTTCTTTCTAAAATAGCTGCATGAATTGGAGATCTATCCTTAAGCTCTATTAAGAAGTTCGGATAGAGATTGTCATTACCCCAATAAACCCATTCTTTTCCGTTGATTATATTTTCGGAATAAGAAGGTATTCTTAACTCTTCGCCGGCTATAGACCGGAACATGATATTTGGTTTATTATCCTTCATAGACTATGTATGTTGGTTGTATTGTTGGGACTGTAGTAGTAAAGTTAGTTGTTCCCTCTACTCTTGCTCTCCCTTGCCATATGATTGTATCTTGTAGATCAGCTAAAAGAAGCAAAGCATCAAACGTAAGTTCAGCTTCTAAAAGTAGTGGATCACACCCGGAATCTACATCTGAAGAAATGGTTACATCCGATGTTATCTCACAGTTTGGAAAAATAATATCGGGTAGTCCTTCTAAGACTGCAACCTTATAATCCGATGAAGGTAAAGTAGAAGGATTTACAGCAAATGTGTAGACTCCTCCTTTGACCGAAGCGTTTATTGTAAAGGAATATGCCTTATTTCCCTCTTCAATCCTATATAACACCATACTAAGTGGTGCCCCATTTGGGGTAAACTTATCCCCTAACCGTAGTCTAACCGTTTGGGATGAAAGGGTATTGTCCAGGATTATCATATACTACTAAATATAGAATTGGTCGAAAACGCTAAGTATAAAAAAAGGGGAAACCGAAGTCTCCCCTTTCTATATTTGAAAGCCTAATAATTAGGCGAGGGTAGAGTTAATTAGATCAGTCCATGAGCTGGAAGCTACAAAGGCTGCGTCTAATGTCTTTGGAGGAGTCTGTTGAATTCCTCTAAACTCAAGGGTGAATCCGTTAAGATCGCCGGCGGCTTGGCCAGACTGACCAGATCCTCCGTTGATATCCATACCGCCGCTTTCGCCGAGGTATACGTATTCTCCAGATTTCAACTTAGCAACAATTACTAAGTTATTTTCTCCCAAGGTTTGTGCGATGTAACGTAGTGATGCATCGTAGTTAGCAAACTGCATAGTCGCGATCATCTCGTAGAATAGAGATGAGTTTTGAATATTAGCTGTTGGCGTAAACGTGATCGAAGATGTTTCTTGCACTTGGGGGTATTGATAAAATACTCCCGTCGCTCCCGCCGTAATCGAATTGATTGCGAGAGTTTCTGCAGATCCAGTGGTGCCTACTGCTGTAACATTGTCGGAATTGGCGACATAAAAAGTCTCGATTCCGCCAATGCCTTTACAAGCACCAACTGATCTACCGGTCGTTAATTGTGAACATACTGCCATGATATTTCAGTTTTTTTTAGTGCCTTTAGGCTTAGAAGTTAGTTACGAAGTACTGTGGGTAAACTACGGCTGTACCAAGTTTCGCACGGAAAATAAATCTAACGGCGTCTTCGGCGTCTGCGTAGAACAACTTAAACGTCGAGTAATCCGACACCAAGTCAGTTCCCCAAAACAGTAGTTGAGCAGGTCCAAGTACGACTGCATCGTTGCTGTTTACGGCGTAACCAGATTGAGTGCCTGAGTTAGCAAGACCATAAGTTCTAACAACTCTTACATTCGAGAATGGGTACATGAACGTTCCATCGATAGTTACAGAAGGATCGATCCAGTAGTTGTTTAGAGTCTTCAGTGCAGAAACCAAAGTTCTGTACATTGCTGGTGACAACCAAAGAACCAAGTCGTCTCTGTCAAGAACGTCTACGTTCAAAGCAGCAATCATAGAATCAAGAGTTGCTACGATGTTAGAAGCGTTGAAAGCAGTACCAGCGGTAGCACCTGAAGGAACTACGCGAGTTGCTTCTGAAGCCAAGGTCTTGATGAAACCATCAGCGAAAGCCAAGTTACCAGCTCCGGTAGCACCAGAGGTAGAACCTTGCCAAGAAAGTTGAGCAACGATCTTAGAGATCTTCTCAGCTTTTTCATTCGCGATATAAGATTCAAATGGTATGCCCTCTTGGATTGAACCAGGAGTCATTGCTACTTGGATCCACTTTTGTTCCAAAGCGTATGGGTCCAATTGCTCATTAATTTTGAATTTGTCTACGGCGAGTGTAACGGCGTCGAAATCTGTGCTTGATGCACCGGCGGCAAAGCCAGCTGATCCAGCTTGAAGTGCCATATTAGAGTCGAGTGTGTTGATGTTCTCGGCGCTCTTAATGCCAGGCATAATAGAGACGTAGTTAGCAGTAGGATCTGACATCAAAGACTGAGAAAGCAAGTTCTCGTTCGTCTGATTTACATAGTCAGAAAGGGCTGTTACGTCGAAATTGAATTGTAAATCCTTTTTCATGATTTGTATTAGCTATTTTTAAGTTTTTTAATAAATTGTGTTCTGTAGTCTAACAGAGATGCTGCTTTTTCTTCAGTTGAGAAAGCAGTCTTAGAGATAGGTGTTCCTGAAGGTTCTTTCTTAAGTTTGTCAATGTCTGAGCTGAAAGACTTTTGGGTCTTCGCCATTTCCAAAAGGATTTCTTCCATTTTGTCAAGACGCTTTTTCATCTCTTCATTTCCTCCTGCTACCGATTCCACTTTATCTTCTACGATTGAGATAACTTGTTCGATGATAGCTTGAGCTTCTCCTTCTGAGACACCGGCTTCTGAAGCTACTTCTTCTTTAGCTTCTTCCACGATTTCTTCTCTAACTGCACCAACTTCTGCTGCTGCATCTTCGGACATATCTTGTTCTGTCTCTGCGGTTGGACTGTCAGCAACTTTAACATCGTCAATAACGCCTTGTTCGTTAACGACGATAGTGGTACCTGCAGGCTCAGCTAATTCGTGACTACCGGCTGGAGCTGCACTGCGCTCACCAGATTCGGCATCTACGACATAAGCAAGAGATCCTGGTCCCAAGTCTCCTTCAATCTCAACTTTAGTTCCATCAACAAGATCGTACATTGCGAACTTCAACTCATGGTTGAAGACGATCTTTTTAATTGTGTCAAGTAAAGTCATGTTTATAGTGTAAATTATTTTTGAGTTTACATTAGTAAATATATTCCGTGTAAAAACGCTAATTTTTTAGCTTTCACGGATATCTCTAACCCGAGAGGGTAGAATCCATTGTAGGTTTTCTTCGGGTCCCATATACAGACCAATTCGTTTTACCGGTCCTTCTACTGATTCGATGGAAACTACTTTGTACCAATCGCCATCTTGTTCTAATTGAACTTCTTTATTTAGAAACGCCCAGACATTAGCCCATCTGGATTTTTTATTTTCGCAAGATCTACAAGCCATTATAGTTCTACGTTTTTAAGTATTGAATCTGCTTTTCTACCGACAAATTCTCCTGTCGGTTCCCAATTTCCTTCGGCATTCTGTTCGTAGATTTCGATGATGTATCCTGGATCCTCTGGAGTTCCATTAACCTCGAAGTCTCTACCTGGTACCTTCTTAGATCCTTCTCTAACTATCTCACGGATACGACCGCGGGGGTTAGAATCTGCTGTCTTCCAGCTAACCGGATTTCCGACTTGTAGGTCTTCTACGGCGGCGAAGTCTGATGAACCTTGCCATTCAGAAATACAAACTGCATAGCGTTGGTCTTGGTCTGGGAATTCACCTTGGAGTGCTGACATGCACCTTCCGATGTAATCGTCTTTAGATTCACCTGGACTTACTTCTACGAAATAATCCTTTTCTCTGTTTAGTTGTTTGATTTTTCTTTGTGCCCACTCTATGCCTTCCGTTCCACCCCATATAAGCCAAGCGACGTAACCGTTGTCTGTCCAAGGCTTACCTTTCTTGTCAGCGTCAATTCTGGAATTAGATCTGTGTCTTTCAAATGCTGCCATACGACCTATGGTCTCTTCAGAGATGGGAAGTCTTTTAGCCAACTGGTTTGCTCGAGTCCAACCGATACGTGTACCAGCCTTAACCTCGTTTGGGTATTTCTCTCTCCACTCTAAAGCTTTGCGAGCATTCTCCGAAGCAGCCTGTGGATAGTCTACATAAGATCTGTATCCTTCTGAGATCAGATCTCCTGTGGCACCTGGATCGACGTAGTCTGGTAGATCGCTAACATCTACGTCCATATTAAGAAGGGCGAGTT